TCATTGTTGACATGAATAATTCCTTGTTGTTACTATTTTATAACTGTACATCACTTATGAATTAAATGCAAGAGGTATTTTACCCAATTGTGATATCTTCCATACCAGCAGTGCGTAGACGAACAATGTGACCTAGTTGCCATTGCTTTGCATCAATGCCCTTCATTACACCCAAAAACTTATTACGCAATAGTGCAACTTCATTGATTAACACTTCGTAGTCAATAACTTCCTGCTCACCATCAGTGTACTTTTCTGCATCACGTGATGTTAACGCACGATTATATGCTTCAAGGTATTTCTGAAAATGCTTTCTACGAATTTTTCTAAGTTGAATGTTTAGATAGTTGAGTACCGCTTCAATCTCTTGTAATTGATTGAAGCGGTATTCAGTGATGCCGGGAAGGGCGGCAATGTTCTTTTCAACATTGCCATAAACCCTTACATCGGCTTTTGCAGAAATTATCTCATTTTCATAATGAGAAATAAAGTCTGGGATTACTGATAGATCAGCAGTGATCCTCGTATACCAGTTCATTTAGTTCCAGTCATCATCTTCATCATCAAATGAATGATAGTCATCGAATGGATCTTCCTCTTCTTCATCAAGTTTGTATCCTTGATCAGGAGTTTCTAGAAAAAACTCTAATGCACTCTTAATGTATGCATCTCCGCGAAACGCTTGCTTAATTTCATTAGGAGAATAATCTTCATCAATAAGATAATTGACTAAATTATCAGCAGCCTCTTCGGCTACTGTACCCGCTTCAAGACTAGGCTTGAGTAATTTCCAAATTTCATTAATTACCGATAAACTCATGTTTCTGGTAACTCCTCTATATCAATAGTTTCTTCATTATCTTCTGTTATATTGATACTTGCTTTCATTGAATCACGCAGTCCATATTCAGACATTACCTTGTCTAAACAACCGTCATCATTTGCTTCCCAACCCTTACGAAACTTCTTAATGATTTCTCCATCAAGTGTTGTATAGACTAATGAGTTACCTTCTTTCTTAACAAGTTCAGCCTTTTCAATCATATCTAATAGACCTGAATAAGGACTCATACCTGTTTCATAAGGAATCTTAACTTGCACTGATTCAAAAGGCTTCGCATAACGAGTCTTCATAATCTTACAAGCAGAACGAATTCCACGAACATCAGTTACCTTGTTACCGGATTCATCTTCCTTTAGTTTCAACTTTTTCATTGCAACAACAATACTTGATGCATATACGAAACCTTGACCACCTGAAATCTTATCATCGGGGTCAAACATATCTTGTGATGCATATGTGTGATTGGTTGCAACTAGTCCAACATTATGTGAACCAAACATGTTAACACAGTTACGAACAAGTGATGTTAGTGCTTTAGGCTTACGACCCATGTCGCCCTTCATGTCACCTGCTTGGAACTGATTAACGTCTGTGGGAGTCAACAACATACCCAATGAGTCAATAACAAACAATACCTTAGGCTTGTCAGTTTCAGGCATTGTCTTATAACTCTTCATAAACTCACTGATAGTCTTAGCAACATCATCAATCATTGCCATGTTAAGTTTTAACAACTTATCTTCTTCAGTAGATACACCGAGAGCATGTAACCATGCTTCGTCTAGTGCATTTTCACTGTCGATTAGTACAACGAAAATGCCTTGCTCTTGTGCGTGACGTACTAGGTTACCCGAACAGATGAAACTCTTGCCAGAGCCTGATTCACCTGCGAATACAGTTACCTTACCTAGTGGTACGCCTTTGTTAAAATCACCACTGATTAGATAGTTCAGTGCGTAATTACCTGTACTGATCCAATCAGTAGGGTCATTAAATCCAATACTAAGACCATCAATAGCCTTAGTGATATCCTTACGGAATTTACTTACGTCAAATGCCTTAGCCAAGTTATTCTCCTCTATTATCTTGCAACTTGTTTCATTCTATCAGAAAAAGGAACTTTATCAAGTAAATCGGGACATTGATCTGCAAGACGTTCTAGTTCATAGTCACTTGGAAAATGACGTAGTGCGCCTCTTGCTCTGTCTCTGATAATACTTGGGACTCTAGGAGTCTTACCTGGATCACATAATTCTTCCAGTAGTTTCTTACCCTGCTTTAAAGCACGGTATCTTTCGTCAGGTAATGTCATATTATTTCTCCTTAATCAATTGGGGGAAGTTTCCTTCCCCCAATTCAATTAGGCCTTATTTTGTCTTGCACGAATCATTGCAAGAATATCTTGGGCCTTATCGCTTGAAGTTGTCTGTGGGACAACTACTGGATCAGCAGTTTCAAAAGGAGGAGTATCATCTTCTGTGCCTGCGACTGGTGACTTAGCGGGTGCGCTAGTTTCAGTAGACGCTGATGGTTTAGCCGCTGTAGTACCTGAAGGTGCTTCTACCCCATATGGGCGATAGTATGCACCCCAACGTTCATTGTCGAAGGGTTGACCATCTACTGATGCTTCAAACATTTCTTTAATGACACGTAGTTCTGCTTCGTTAGGCTTCTTAGGTAAGAAGTCTGCCAAATTGTGTAGACCATGTGCTTCAATAGCAGCCTGCTCAACTTCAGTTAGTGCTGATTCCTTACGGGCCCAGTTACTAGTTGAGTAGTCAGCATATCCACCCTTGCTTGTCTTCTTAATATTGAAGTCAAGACCACGCAAGAAGTCTGTTGGCAATTCTTCCATTTCAGGATCCATCAATGAAGACTTGATGATAGTGAAGATTTGAGGAGAGATAATGAATCGGCGAATAGGATTTGCCGGAGTCTTGTCATCGCCAAGTGGGTTAGTGCGAACAAACCCCTGGAAGATGTAAGAACGCTTCTTCCAATACTTGTTAGCAAGTTCCTTAAGAGTATCATCCTTGTACCAAGGACGAACTTCTGCGAGAACAGGACATGCGTCACCATACATCTCAACACAGGGTACTTGTACCACTGTCTGCTTGATGTTAGGATCGCCCTTAACGCCGTTGAATGGAAGTTTGATAATCTGACGCTCTACCCAAAAGAACGTGTTGTTTGTATCTGCATCTGGAAGCAAACGAATAGTCGCCTGAGCGCCTTCATCGATATTCCAGTGTGGGTAAATTGCGTTGTCAGATTGAGTTGAAGAACCCTTGTTCTGGGTCTTGTTTTCTTGTGCCGCGATACGGGCACGAATTTCTGCTAGTGAAGCCATAATATATTTCCTTATTTCATTGACATGGTGTCATTTTAGTTGTCGCTATCTCACCATGAGATAACTAACACTAGATTCTAGTATACACATACTTTCTTCTAATGTCAAGTATATTTATGCCAGATATGGGAAACCGCACAATTAAGTGCGGTTTTATTTACCCGTTTTAGTATCTGTTTAGTAATCGTTTGATTGCATCTAAATCATCTTGGCCTTCGTTGACCTCAATGCTTTCGCTTGCACCAACTAATTTACCTACTGCACCTTTAGGTCCTACCTTCTCGGTTGGACCTAATTGACCTACACGTTTTTGATTAGCGTCTAAATCTTCTTCTACTTCTTCTTTTGGCATTGTCTTCTGTGAATAATCACGTTGCATTGCAGAAGGTGCAGTTTCATAGTTACCCGATTGAATATGTGCCTTGATATGAGAATAGATTCGTTCTGGATTATATTTTTCATCAGGAGGTAGATTGAAGACGGGGTAATCTGACTCACTACGAATAGAGAATAAGATAGGTTTTCCGCCTGCTTGTGCTAAAGGAGGAACAATATATGTACCTGGCTTAAGTGCCTTGTATCCAGCAAAAGATGCTAATTTCTTGGCTAACCAACCGGCGCCTTGATGTAACATACCTTCTTCAACATCACCTTCAAGCATTGATAGTTGATTGTCATCGTGCTTGTGGTCTTTTGCTAATTGGTCAACTACAATGTCTAAGATTTTTTCAAAGTCATCGTCTGGATGTAGACTATATTCAATTGAAACATCATCATACATTTCTTGCATCATGTTTGCTACATATTCTTCTTCTGGCGTTTTAGGATTTGCCATAACGTTATATGCATCTAAATCACCATTGATAATATCCTGAATGATACTATCTGTTTCTGCCATACGACCTTCACCTAAACCCAAAAAGCCCATTAGTGCCGCTCCACCTTTAATAGTGTCACCGATGTTATCACCTGTTACTGATGACTTCTTAGAAAAACGATCTTTGGCTCGTTTTTCTGCTCTATCTACGGCTGTGCCACCATCAGATGGGTTAGATGATCCTTTGTTTGCTTTTGCTTTTAACAAAGTAAGAATTTCTTTAATCTTCTGTGCTTCTTGCGGAGTAGCAGTTCTCAATTGTTTTTCTAATTCAGCAATCTTGTCTGCAATTGGATCAAGTGCTTCGCCAAGATCAAATGCCGCTAGATTGCTTTTTTCAGTTGATTGGTTATGACCTAATGTTTCTGCGCCGGGTGCTTCAAGCATTTCTTCTTCGGCTGATGCATCCATTTCTTCGCCGGCATCTGCATCGGTGTATACATCTTCTTCTTCAGATGCTTCACCGCCGTCGCCGCCTTCGTGTAAACTATCGTATGCTTTGCGATTGACAAGTTCACCATATTTGTCCGCCAATTGATCTAAATCTTCATCACTCATTTGTGTGCCATCTGTGAAATATCCTGAACTAAAATAAGCATCAGAAAAA